ATGTGGCCGCCTTCCAATTGCACCTGCCATTTGTCGGTTGGGTTCATCGGAGGAAGGATGGCCTCGATCTTTGCGGCCTGTACCTGCTTGTGGCAGCGGTACGTTCTCACGTCGAGGTCTCCAGCACGAAGTCCTCGCACACCAGGGACTCGCGAAGATCGCGGATGCGAACGGTTCTGGGAATCAGGCAGTCTTCGGTGACGCCAAACTCCACATGCGCCGCGCGTCCTCTCTTGCCGTTGGTGTACTTCTTCACTCGGCCCAGCCTTGCCATCTCGGTCAGGGCCTTCCACACCTCATGGAACGAGTCGTTGCCGGTGGCGTCCATGATTTCCTGATAGCGCCACCTGCCCCCGGTGCGAAGCAGGAACAGGTAGATTCGTGCGGACAGGCCCTCCTCATGCTTCATCTTTCACCTGCTCGAGAACAGGGGGCGTCCACGGGTAGCGCTTTTTTGCATCGGCCATGGAGCTGGCAAAGCCGATGAACATCCACTCGCGCACCCGCCAGAACTTGCGCTGGGTGCCGGGTATCTTGTCGTCTGACTCTTCCCACAGGGGGTACAGGACTCGGAACATGCAGTTGCCTTGGTGTGGACAGGCTTTACGCCTTTTCTTCGTTCGGGTGGAAATCGCTTTGGTGGATGACTACAGAACTCGGATCAGGGCCAAGACAGCGCGCCTGAACTCCTCTGCCGTCATTTCGTTGTCCGCGGCAAGATTGATGATCGTCTTCAAAACTCGAATCTGAGTGCACGCCTGTTGGATCGCTTCAGCGTCTGTCATCACTCTTCTCCTTCGCCAAGCGGCGTTGCGTTGAGTTGATCGAGCGCCCACGCAGCAGCGCGACGGAAGCGCACGGGCTCTGTCCTGTCCATCGCGATAAAGCGCCATGCGTTGACTTGCCGAAGGTGCGCGGCCATGAATGCGGCTTCCTTTTCCTCGGCCGATGCACTTCCCGCGTCAAGCCATGAATGAGCTTCAAACCCGGCCCACACACTAAATTGGTCGTCTGCCTTGCGACCTTTGCTCTTGCCGTGAATCGACAGGTTCGAGTGAGCTGCTACCGTGGTGCCCGGTGTGCATCTGCACTTTCCCGGCGGGCAGAGCAAACACTCGCGCCCTTTCGCTATGGCAAGCAGATCGGGATTGCGCTTCGGCTCCGACTTCGGCTGTGCAGGCGACGCTCCGACCACGCGCTCAATCACGCCCATTGCAAGCGGAGGCGCGGCACGATGGGCCGAAGCCAGATTCGCCATCCGTGCTGCTCGCGCTTCAAGCCTCTGCTCTCGGTCCATGACGGTGAGCGACTTTTTGAAGCCGGAATTGCGAAGGGGCATGCTGCGTTTCATGCCCGCTCCCATTTGCGCGTCAGCCATTGCGGTTTGCCGTTACCCGGTCGCCATGCGTCATTCGGGCAGGCATGGTCGTTGACTCGGTGCATGCCGAAGCGCGCGCCGCACTCGCACAGCGTGTCCATATTCGGAGCGACGTGGCCGACCAGAACGTGATGCGGCTTTGGCGGCAACGGCGGGAATCCGCTGTGACGAGTGGCGATGCGGTGAATGGTCATGTCGTCGCCCTGTCCTGCGCGCGATTGTTTGCACTCTGCGTGCGCCAGATTTCCACGCGGGCCTGCGCGGCGATTAGCTTCCAGCGAAGGTCTTCCTCGACCTCCACAGCCGCTTTGATGCCGCCCAGCAGGGCCAGGTAGTCCTCGTGCCCATAGGCGTGCTGTTCGCGCTCGGCTGCGGTCTTGGCCGTGCTCTGCGCCATGAGCAAAGCCTTCTTGCTCTTGCGGAACTCTTCTAGGTACACGCGCTGCGCCTTGGCCTGCGCGAACTTTCCCGCGTTCGCCACGATGTAGTCCACCGCTTTTTGCGGATCGCGCACTTCGTCCATCATTCGCCGAACTCCCCGAATAGCGCGTCATCGATCCTCTCAACAACCCGCTCAAACCACGTCGCCTCGCGCGGCTTCCATTCCTTTACAGGCGGAAGCGGCCAATCCGTCTCGCGGTCAATGTCGATGTCGAAGTACGCAGGCTCGATCTGCATCTGTTCCATGTGAAACTCCTTCAGGCCATGAGCAAAGGACGCTTGCGCTCGACGCGCTCGCCGCCTTGAAGCGAGGGAAGCGCATAGGCGCGCATGGAGCCGGGACGACGCGGGCTTTCGACTTCGCCCATGTAGTCGCCCTTCGACTGCACGCGCGGACGCGCCGGAGGAAATGGGTCGCGTTTGAAAAGGCGGTTCATGCGGACCCCTGCTGCATCGATTTGTTCATTGCGGGCCTTTCAATCCGAGCTTGTGCAAGCCCTTTGCTGTGAGCCGAACCTCGCAGGACATCAGGCCGTCGTTAACAAGCGCGTTGATCGCGTGCGCGATCGCATCCTTGCCCCGGAGGTCGAAATCGCGGGCGAGCTGCCCAGCAATCGCCCTGAAGGCGCGCCGGTCCATCGAGCCTTCGCCTAAAAGCAGCATCAAGCGATTGCGAAATGACCGCTCGAATCGGCCGCGCAGGTGCTGCGCCATCGGCTTTTTCTGCCGGCGCGGTTTCGCCTGCCTCACTGGGACAGGCTTCGGCTCTGCGCGCATCGCATCGCCGGAGAGCACCGGGTACAGATCGGGCGGAATCAGCGCCTGCGGGTCGGTCAGTGAGGCCCAGTGCGTCATGCAATTGCTCCAATCACGCGAAGCGCTTCATCAGGCGAACGGACGACATAAACGGGCGCATTCCATGCGATGTGCCACTTCGTCTGCTTGTCGTTCACTTCGTCCTTGCCTTTGGGGTTCTTGATCTCCATCAGGAACATTGCGACGTCGGCCTTGCCGTTGAAGTACGCCTTACGCGGACCGGCCACGAGTAGATCGGGACACCCGCGGCCGATGGGTGCGAGGCTTTGCACGCTCGCGCCCGCAGCCTCAAGCGCCGTCACGATGGCGTCCTGGTTGGCATCGACCTTCGCGGCACGCCTCACAGGCAAGCCTCCTGCGCGTCTTCCTCATCCAGCCGTGACATGCATGGACCCGATACCGGAGGCTGCAGGAACATCACGCCATCGGGCCGATCCGCCGTGCGCCTGGCACACCGCACGCACTCGATTGCAAGCGTTCGCTCGCCCATCACCCGCACCGTTCGCCCTTCGCAGCGAAAGTGAAACGCCGGCAGTTCGATCATTTGCGCTCCTTTTTCGGCTTGGCTTGCTGACGGTCGAGTTCCTCGCGCAGCGCCTGTCCGTACATGCGATTTGCAATCAAGGCGTCGCGGCGGAATTGAGCGTGCTCCTGCCAGCCGGGCGTCTTCGCCATTAGCAGCAAGTGAGCAGCGGTCTCGCGAATGTGTTCCTTCCAGTCAACCATCAAACAGCCGCCTTTGCCGCGCGGGTCGCGCTCAGAATTGCGTGTTCCCGCTCGAGATGCCGCCAGATAAGGTGCGTCAGGTCTTCGCGTTCCGAGGTCGGCCTGCGCTGCGCGTAATTGCGACTGATCTCGTGCCGCTCGCAAATCTCGCGCATCCGAACGCGCGCAATGCCCGGCTTTCCCGTCTCCGGGTCGTAGTCAGTCCTGCACTCCCATCCCTGAAAGCGATAGACCGTCCATCCCAGCGCCTTCAACGTGGCGTCCCGTTTTGCGTCCGTCGCCGGGTCGTGCCATGCAGCCCCGTCGCATTCAATGGCGACCTTGGCCGCAGGATTCGCGAAGTCGACGAACACGCGGCCAATCGGGTACTGCGGGTAAAGCACCGCCGCACACGCGCGGATGTCGTGCCACAGCCACTGCTCTATCGGGGTGAAGTGGATGATCGATTCCACATCCCATAGATACGGGTCGACGCCAAACTCACTCGGGCCGGCCGCCAAAATGTCCGCCTCGGCTGCCCGGTAGAACGCGCGAATCGCTCGCCAGTTGTTCGTCACAGTCCACCTCCGCGTTGGTTTGATTCGCTCTTGTGCTGCGGCACGGGATGCAGCCAGTCGCCGATTTGCTGGTATTCGCCGACGAACTCGAGAGGCACCAGCCCCTGCGGGCCATTACGCTGCGCGACGATCTCCAACTCAGAGAACCGGTGGAACTCCGGCTTGCGCTTGCTCATGGGATGCGCGTGATCGGTGAACAGCAGCGCGATCACGTCTGCTGCGGCCTCGATGGCGCCAGAGTCCCGCAGGTGCGTCATGGTCGGGCGCCCGTAGTGCTTGTCGGCCTCGCGGCTCATCTGCGACAGCAGAATCACGGCGATGTCCAGATCCAGCGCGAGGCTCTTAATGCCGTTGGCGATCACGTCCAGGTCGCGATTCCGGTTTTCCTCGCCTGCGCCTTGCATCAATTGCAGGAAGTCGACCACGAGCAGATCAAGCCCGCGCTGGCGTTTGACCTGCACGGCCTTGCGGCGAACGTCCATCAGGCTCTGCGCGGATTGGTCGTCGTGCGTCAGGTTCAATTCGCCCAGCCGCTCGGCCGCTTCAGTCACCCGCGCCCACATCTCGCGGTCCTTCGCATCGGCTGCGAGGATTCGACCAAGGTCAATCGTCCCTTCAGCCGCTGTGTGCCGGTGCATCAGCTCGTTGATCGGCATCTCCTGGCTGATGTAAAGGACGCTGCTGCGACGAGCGACGAAGCGCGCGATCGCCAGCGCCAGCGCCGTCTTGCCGTGCTTGGGACGAGCTCCGAGCACCATCACTCCGCCGCGGCGCAACCCGCCGTTAAGAACTCGATCCAGACCGCCGATGCCCGTTGACATCGCGGGGTTCTTTCCTTCGCTCAGTTCCTGCAGCAGCCCCAAATAGTCCGCGAGCGACGACGTGATGTGCTGCGGCTCATGCCGGCGCCTAACAACTGCCAGCTTCGCGAGCAGCATTTGCGCTTTGTCGATTTGCTCGATGGATGGGGCGTCGTCAAACCCCATCGTGGCGATCTCATCGCCAGCCGAAACAAGCCCGCGCATGCGCCACTTGTCTTCCACGATCTCCGCGTACCGCTTCAGGTTCGGGATGCTCGAGCGGTACTCCGTCATTGCCGTCAGCCGAAGCAGCAGGTCGCGCTCTTCGTGATGACCGTTACCGCGCAGCGCTTCGTAAATCGACAAGGCATCAAACGCCTTGCCCTGGCACGCCACGATCGCCTGCGCCACGTCGCGGTGCAATTGGACATGGAACGCCTCGGGGTTGAGGCGCACTTGATGGAGTGCTTCGTTGTCCAGCATCAGCGAGCCGAGCAAGCGCGCTTCGGCTTCTGAGCTATGTGGCGGTGTGCGAAGCTGCGGGCTGGCGCTCATGCACCCTCCCGATTTTCGTAATGCCCCTGCACGACCTTGGCGAAGTTCTCCGCCTTGAGCAGCCATCCGAGGTTGCACGCGCTCCACTTGCCGCTGCGGCCCGAAAGGAAATCGGATCGGGAGACGTAGGCGAAGAACCGGCCGAACCAGTCAAGAGCCTCCTCCCGATTCGTCGCGTAGCGCGACCCATCCTTGCGCTTGGCAGCGAAGAGCCACTTCCACCGCGCGCGCATGTTGGTCGCGTTCTTGCCGTCCCACAGCTCCGGCTTCGGCTGCGGCAGCTCAGGGCAATGCGTGCCGAAAAGGTCGAGAAGCTCGAGATGAGGGCAGTCGGGGATGGCGCTCGGCGTGCCGGGCGCTAGTTCTCCGTCAGGAGAACTTAAAGAATGGCTATTGGTTATTGGCTTATGGCTAGGGTTTCTGGAATTTGATTTCCCGGAAACCGTTTCGCTTTTGTCTAAAACCCCCGTCAAACCGTTTGGCTTTTCAGGGATAACCGATTCGGTTATTTCCTTGGGTCTACCCCCCAGCTTTCCGATCAGCGCGTTCTTGGCAGACTTCTCCTGCTTCTCCGCGATCTCTTCGTCGCACCGGGTTTGATGGAAGCCATCGGGTTCGGTGAGGAAGAACTCGGCCAAGATTGTTTTCACGGCGTCGCGCTCCTCTTCGGAACGAGCGCCCACGAGCCGGAACAGCGCCCGTTCATCGGCAGGCAGCGGCTTCTCGGTGGTGTAGTACACATCAAGCATCAGGCAATACACCCCGTGCTCCAGGAGCGAGAGGTGGCGCGTGGCCGCGGCGTAATCGCCGATATGCCGCTTGTAGTAGTTCACGCAACCGCGCCCCCGCAGTCGAGGTTGAGCTCCTTTTCTCGTGCAGCAACCAGGTGCGGCCGGCGATGCCGCTCGCGCAGCGCCGCCTCCATATGCAGCCGGTTGCGGTGCGCTTCGGGCTTCATCTGCAGCTTCATCGCGGCTTGCATTTGCATGTCGTAGAAGCGGATGCGATCGGCCAACGCGTCGTCCGAAAGCAGCGTGAGATTGATGGCTTCATCCATGGATGCGCTCCCGTTGAATGCGGCCGATCTCCGTGAAGAAGCACTCGCCGTCGCGCACCTGAGCCAGATCGCGCGTGTACTGGCGTAGGAGATCGCCGACAGCGGTAACAGGCGATTCCCCGCGAACGGCTGTGCTGCGGTGCAGCGATGATTCGGCACATTGGGGGATGTGCGACCGTGAGATTTCAGGAAGCAAATTCATGGAAGTCCTCCTGCTGCGGCTCCATCGCCACTTGTGCTTCTTCGGTTTGAGGCTCGATCAAAACGCGCGTGAGGCCCTGACCTACTTCGGTGGAGACGAGATAGCGAACGCCGTCGTGCGTGCAATAGAAGCTCATTGCGGCCTCACTCGTATTGCTGCAGCGATGTGATCGCCGAGCGGAGTTGCGGAATGGAGCTGCGTGGCGACTGCAAGACGCGCAGTGCGTCCTTGTGTGTTTGCCGCCAACCGCGAATCGTCTGAATCGATGCGGAGTTCAGTGAGCGGGGGGGGGTGCGACAAAGCCGATTAAGCTCCGCGCACAAGTTGGCTTTTTCTTGCGCCGCAGATGGCCGCGTGTTTCTGATGTCCTGGAACGGCGTTGCAGGATCTACATGGCCGAATAGATCGCTCATGCGACCGCCTTGAGTTGCGGCTGTAGCCGCTCGAGCCTCGCGGTGATGCGCTCCGCCGCATTCAGCAGCTCCGCGGCCTGTCGTTGCAGCTCGGCGGCCTCGTCTTTCGGCTCGATTGGCGTCGTCGGCGCGTAGCCGAGGTCGTCGAGAATGAACGCGATGCCGCCGTGAAAACCCTTGGCGCGTGCAAGACGCAACACGAGCAGCACCTGTTCGGGCGACAGCTTGGCGGGGCGATCCTCGTTCAGGCAGTCAAGCAGGCAACGTTGCGCAGACTCCGGCGTCTTCTCGGGGAACAGTTTTTTGCCGACGATCGCCGAGCCGCCCGCAGCTTTCACGCAGTCGATCAGCGCCTGATTCAAGCCGTCCATGGCTCAGCCTTTCCGAACGGTGACGAAAGAGAAAACGAAATTCGCAAGCGTTCGTAAAGACCGCGCGAACGAAAAAAAAGAGACTTCGCCGCATGGCTCATCAGCGAATCGAAAAAGAAAACGCAGCGCACCGAAATGCGCCGCGCGAAGTCACGCCCTTGGGAGGAGGAGGCGCTGCGTTGGGCACAGCGAGGCGTGATATGGAAATTGAGGGAGGGCATGCGTTATGCCCTCGCTTTGGATTCGTCGTTGGCGGATTGCGGCACCTCGGGAGCTCCCTTTTTGCCGATCAGCTCGGGCCAGTTCAAGAACCAGTCCTTCGGACGCAAATCCCAGCGGCGAAGGCGATAGCCGCTTTCGCGCTCGATGCGAACGCACTCGGCAATCGAGAAATTGCGCTCGCCCTTCATGGCCTGCAAAAGCGAGGTCGCGTGGACCCCCACTTTCTCGGCTATGCGCTTGCGCTCTTCGGGGGTTAGGTCCTTGTCCACCATTCCGATCATAGCGAATCGCTTTGGGATGTCAAAGCGATTCGCTTCTATAAACTACTTACGCCCATCAGTAGCGGTGCTAGAAAGCCGCATGGAGACCAATGACGAGCGCCGTAAGCGCAGGCTCGCTTGGTTGTGCGAAGAACACGGAGGGGTCCATACGGTTGCCGAGAAAGCCGGGGTCTCGTGGGCGACGCTCGACCAGATCCTCAAGGGGGCGCTGCTGCCCGTGCGCGCCGACGGCAAACGCATGCCGCGGTCCCTTGGGGACGAGAACGCGCGCGCCATTGAGGAGGCTTTTGGACTAGGGCGAGGCTGGTTTGATTGGCCTTTTGATGCTGTGGACTACACGCAGTACGCCGCGCTGTCGCCGCTCGAGCAGGGCGTTGTGCAGGGCGCGATGAACCAGGCCATCAAGGACATTGCAGAGCGGAAAGCAAAGGCGGTTTTGCGTGGTCTGGGCGTTAAGAAGGAATCCGCCCCAGATCACGAGGTCGAGGCGAAGATGCCCGCGACTAAAACTAAACCAGCACAGTCGTTCGACGAGCGCCTGAAGACTTTCCGGCCCAAGGAAAAATTGTTGCAGACCGCACAGAAAAAGAAGGGCTGAAGATGCACTCTTCCTCTTCCCTGTCGCATGCGCGACCGTTACAAATGGTATCCCGGAAGTTGGGGGATAAGAACGATGAACGTCGTGCGGATGGATTTGTATCGCTGCCGAGAGACGGTGGCGTTACTGGAGGCGCTTTTGGAAAAGGCGCGAGCCGGCGCCGTTGTGGGCGTGGCCCTGTGCTATGTCACACCTTCGGGCTTCGAGGATGCGCTTATTGCCGGCCGCTATTCAGCCGACGGCGGTGCCGCGGCCGCGTTGCGCCTGTCGATGAGGCTGGCAGGGTCACAGGGCGAATACAGCTCGCCGCCCTAGCCGCACCCGCGCGGATCGCGGGCATTCTGTGGAGGACCAACCCATGAGAAAGCTCGTATTTGTTCTGGGCCTGGTGTGCCTTGGTGCGCAGGCGCAAGTTACTTGCCAGCAAGTAGGCCAGTTCACCTACTGCAGCGATGGAACGACATACCAAAAGGTGGGCAATCAAATCTACATCTACCCGCCGCCGCAGTCGAATTCGCCCAGCAAGGTAGCGCCGCCCCCAGTAATTCCGACGCCCCAGCTTCAGCCGACGCCGCCGTCCCTGCTTCACGACCTCGCCAATCCGCAAACGCGCCGCTGCGGGCACACCCAAACAGGCCAGTACGTTTGCATTTGAGTAGCCATGAGCGCGTATGAGACCGGCGCTTCCATCGTCGGCGTCGTCACATTCTTCGGTAGCTGGGTCTACTGCATTGCCCATTACGGCTACCTGTTAGGCGTCGGGCTCGGCTGGCTGCCGTCTCTCATCGTCGCAGCACTAGCTGCGGCAGTGTGGCCCCTATTGGCCGCCGTGCTGATGTTGCTCGTTCTAAACGGGGTCCTCCCTCGGTAGGTCGAGCGACATGGCCCCACGATAACCGCCTTCGGGCGGTTTTTTTGCGACCAAACCAACGCTACCTAACGGACTAGGTAATCGCCCTTGTAGCGATTCGCTTGCATAATAAAAGCGATTCGCTACACTCCTCTCCACACCGCCCGAACAGGGGCCACTACTTGGAGAGCAAATGGACGAATCAAGAATCAATGCGCTGGTCGCTTCGTCGTTCAACCTCGCGGCAGCCGATGAGCCTTCGCTGCGCGCAATGCATCCAAGCGGCATGTCTCCCGCTGTTGCGCAGGGCCTTCCCGCGCCGGTCAAGGCCGCGTGGGTCGAAAGCTACGCGCGCCGCCTGCATGCGGGCGAACTGAAGAAGCACGAGCCGCTGCTCTATAGCGCAATCGATGCGCAGACGGCGCTGGATCAACTCGGTCGCAGCATCTAAGGCGATGCGCGTGCTGATCGGCTGCGAAGAATCTGGCGAGGTGCGCGATGCGTTCCTGCGCGCGGGGCATGAGGCCATGAGCTGCGATCTTGCGCCAACGCGCAAACCCGGCCCCCACTATCAGGGTGATGTGCGCGATGTTCTGCATTACCCGTGGGACTTGTTCATTTTCCACGCACCCTGCACGCACATCTGCGTGAGCGGGGCCAAGCACTTCGCGGCGAAGAGGATCGATGGTCGCCAGCAGTCCGGCGTGTCGTTCTTCATGGAGCTGTGGAGACACGGCCAGCAGCACATCCCAATGATGGCGGCGGAACAGCCCATAGGGGTTCTCTCTTCACTGTTTCGCAAGCCAGATCAAGTCATCCAGCCGTGGATGTTCGGGCACGGCGAGACAAAGGCGACTTGCCTGTGGCTGCATAACCTGCCGCCGCTGAAAGCAACGCAGATCGTTGAAGGCCGCGAGGCGCGCATTCATCGCATGGCACCCGGCCCCGACAGGGCGCGCGAGCGTAGCGCCACGTATCGAGGAATAGCCGAGGCGATGGCCGCTCAGTGGGGCCGCCAATCGCAAATGGAAATTGCAGCCTAACCCTACTTGGAGAGGTAATGTCACAACAGCAGAAACAGCCCAGCGATGCTCATTTGGCCGCGCCCGATAGCACGGTCGCTTCGCGGTCCTCAGACGATGCATCGCTCTCAGTAGCAGGAGCCGTGTCCACGGAGCTGGAAAGGCCCGCAGTTGTGTGCGATGAGCACTTGGACTTTCTTGACGACCTGCGCGAAAGCGGCGTCACCAACATGTTCGGCGCTGGCCCCTATCTGCGCGATGAGTTCCCCCTGACTAAAAGCGAATCGCATGCAGTGCTGTCGTACTGGATGAAGACGTTCGCATCGCGCCACGGAATTAACGAGTCCTGAGCCATGACCTCCCCCATAGACAAACTACCCGCACCGCTCCTGGCCGACGCGATCAATGCCGCTGTAGAGAGGATGAAGACGAAATGAGCCTCGATGTTTACCTGTACGCCGTGCGGCGCGTGCCGATCTACGACTACAACATAACGCACAACCTGAACAGGATGGCCGAGGCGGCGGGCATCTACATGCACCTGTGGCGACCCGATGAAATCGGCATCACAAAAGCAAGCGAGTTGATCGAGCCGCTGCGTGCCGGACTCGAATTGCTGCGAAGCGATGAAACGCGATTCCGCGCATTCGACGCAGCAAACGGCTGGGGCCGCTACGAACACTTGATCGAGTTCGTCTCCAACTATCTCGCCGCATGCGAGGAAAACCCGGAAGCCGAAATTGAGGTGTCGCGATGAATAACCAACCTGCCGACATTTTCGGATTTGCTCTGGAGCGTATGTCACCAACAGACGTGCTCTCTCCGAGATTCACGGTTCGCGAGATAGACGAGCACTACGCCGTCATCCACGACGCAGAGGATGGAAGCGACACAACGCGCATGCACATCCCATCGGCAAAGCATCTTTGCATGCAGTGGGAGCGGCAATTTCGCGCCGAGCAAATGGATGCCGCAATGGAGGCCGATAAGAAGGCCAACGGCTATGACAGCCGCCGCATCGAAGCTGGCGAAAAGCTGGAGCGCGATAACGTGCTGTTTGGGGGTGGCAGGAAATGAGCGACAACAAGCCGAAGGGCAACGCGGTATTCGCCGAAGCTACAACTGGCGTTGCCTTCCTGCTCACGCTCTCGAAGCGCCAATGCAACACGTTGCTGCGCCTGCACGCAGCCGAGAAGTTGCACGGGAAGCCGAGGCAGACAGCAACCGGCTCGATAAGAGAGGGCCAGATGGACGGCCCCGCCAACATCAACATCGTGCAGGTTGATAGCCTTTCGTCGCTGGCAAATCGCGGGCTGGTGTTCTGGTTTCGCAATGCCAGCGGCGGTGCTCAGGGTTTCGGCGGTCTGACGCGGGCTGGCGAGCTGTGCGCCGAATTGCTGATCGAAGCGGGCTTATCCATCGAAGCCACGAACACGCTTTCCGTGCTCAAGCGCATCGAAAGGATGGCGGCATGACCGACGCATTCGGAATCGCCCCAGTTCTGCGCCTGATACAGCTCCAGTGGTATCGCTGGGCCTTGCGAGAAATCGATCCGATGCACGAGGACGTTCCGTACATCGTCGGAAAAATCAATTCCCTCGAAAGGAAGCTGGCATGAATTGCAAACCGGGTGATCTGGCGGTGATCGTGAACCCTCGCCATCCGGAACTGATGGACTTGGTCGGGAGAATTCTGCGCGTTAAGCGCGTCATAGACCACGATTGCTTCGGTGATCCGTGCTGGTCGTATGAAGGGCGACGCATCAAGCATCCCATTGCCGGAACTCTTCGTGGAGCATCCGATGCATGGCTTCGTCCCATTCGCGATCCCGGCGACGACGCCACCGACGAAACGCTTCTTTGGTTGCCCTCGCCCACTGGCGAAAAGGAATCCGCATGAACGCCGACGACATCTGCGACGAGGAATACGCCCAAGCCAAGAGCATGCGTGCCTGTAGCGGAAGCTGCAATCAAGGGCGCCATCCTTGCAAAACGCCGCAAGCGTGCGAACTGCCTGAGTCTGATTGCGTCGAGCGCGATGTAGCTGAGGCCATTGTTATCGCGGCAATCGTGTTTGTCGTCTGCGCTGCGATTGCGTCTGTGGTGTTCTGACATGGACGACGGCCCCGACTATCGCCAGCAAGAAGAGTTGGAGCAACAGGAATACGAAGAGTTGCATGGGTGCGCCGCGGCCCGTGACAGCGGCATTACTCGAAAGGAAACGAAATGGGCTTCATCGCAAAAGACAGTGGCGGCGGAAACTTCAAGCGAGTCCCCGCAGGAGTGCACATCGGCCGATGCTATTCGCTAGTCGATCTTGGCACGCAGGAGTCGAGCGGGCAATTCGGCACGAAGCTGCAATACAAGATTCGCATCGGCTGGGAGCTGTTCGGAGAAGACGAGCAGGGCCAGCCGCTGGTGGTGGATGTGGACGGCAAGCAAATGCCGATGACCATCAGCAAGAGCTACACGCTCAGCCTGCACGAGAAGTCGGCACTGCGCAAGGACTTGGCGGCATGGCGCGGCAAGGACTTCACCGAAGAAGAGGCCCGTTCCTTCGATGTCACCAAGTTGCTGGGCGCCTGGTGCATGGTCAACGTGACGACCAGCGAGACGAACGGCAAGACGTACAGCAACGTCGCGGGCTTGACCCCTCTTCCGGCCGCGCTGAAGAACAGCAAGCCGCAGGCGGTGCATCAGGTCGTGGTGTTCAACCTCGACGAGCCGGATATGGAAGTGTTCGCCACGTTCCACGACAAGTTGCAAGAGGCCATCAAGCGCAGCCCCGAATGGGCTCACGCGATGGGAACGAAGCAGCGCGAACCGGCGCCCGCTGGCTCAGGCTTCGACGATATGGACGACGACATCCCGTTCTAGAGCCATGCCGTATTCCGATCCGATCGCACAAGCGCTGTATAGACGGCGCTATTACCAGCAGCCCGAAGTGAAGGCGCGGCGGGCTGCTGCTGCACGCGATAGGCGTCTGAATGCACCGCGCCAGCACAAGCCCTTACCCGCGCCGGTTGCACGGCTGCAAAGCGCTATAGGCGAATGGAGAACTCAATGAGCAATTTATACGAGATCGCAACTGCATTCCGCGCCGAAGCGGACAAGCTGGCCGATCTGGACCTCGATGAGCAAACCTTGCAAGACACGCTCGAAGGCATGACCGGCGAGCTGGAAGCCAAGGCGCAGAACACCGCTTTCGTGGTTCGCAACATCGAAGCAACCGCCGCCGCGATCAAGGAAGCCGAAGCGCAGATGGCCGCACGCCGCAAGGCTCTGGAAAACCGCGCGGCGCGGATCAAGGATTACCTGCTGGCGAACATGCTCATTGCGGGCGTGCAGAAGATCGAATGTCCCTACTTCAAATTGGCCGTGCGCGAGAACCCGCCTGCGGTGGAGATTTACGAGCCGGGTCTCATTCCTGCGCAGTTCATAAAAACGCCCGAGCCGCCGCCTCCTTCGCCCGATAAATCCGCGATCAAGGCAGCTATCCAGTCCGGCGTCGAAGTGCCTGGTTGCACGCTCACGCGCGGCATGCGGATCGAGATTAAGTAACCGTGTTTGAGCTGGCACAGCACATCTGAAAACACCATGACATCACCCACCTTAGATGCAGCCGAGCGCGCCGAGTTCGAGAAGTGGTATCTGCGCGATCACTTCGATGCGACGACTTCGGCGGCGAGTCTTGCATGGAAAGCATGGCAGGCTCGCGCAGCTCTCAGCGCCCCCCAATTAGCAGGGGATGCGGTAGATGCAAGGCGGCTGCAAGCGCTCCAAATCGCTGCGAAGCGGTATTGGTGGCTGCGCACGTCAGATTGGTACGTGGGTCCGTCGCCCGAAGGTGATCTATACGGCGTGAGCTGGACTGACCGCAATGACGGAGAACTCGACGCCGCAATTGATTCCGCTATTCAACAGCAGGAGGGGAAGTGACCGAACTTCGCTTTGGCGGACGCTGCTCGCGTCATCCTCTCAACATAATCCCGTGCACGCAGTGCGCAGCGGAACCCATCTACAAGGACGACTGCGACATAGACGACCTGCGCGACATGCTGCGCGAAATGGCGAGACCGACAACGGATGCGGCGCTTGCCAAGCAACTCGGACTTTCTCCGCAATACCTGTGCGATGTGCTGCTTGGAAGGCGCGAGCCCGGCCCGAAATTGCTGCGCGCGCTCGGCCTGAGAAAAGAAGTTCGCTACGTGAAGGACTCTAAATGAACACCCCCGAACCAAAGAGCACAGAGCCCCTAGAGGGATTGGCGGATTGGCTGCGTTTCGAAGCCGTCGAGTCCGAAGTCGATAAAGAGTTTGAGGAGGCCGAAAAGCTTAATCGCTGGGCCAACGAAGTCGAATCCTCCCTCAAGACAAGAGGAGGGATAGAGCCGCCCGGATGGAAGCTCGTGCCGATTGAGCCCACCGAGGAAATGTGGACTGCCGGACGCGATCCGATCCTTTATCGCGACATGCAGTTCAAGGTGCCCGAGTGCATGAAAGCCCCGCCGTGGCGGATCAATCCAGACACCGGCAATGTGGAACTAGATCAGTCGAAAGGAACGACTGCCGTTCACGTTTGGCGGGCAATGATCGCCGCATCGCCAGTAGGACAGGACAGCGCAGCGCCGAGCGGGGAGAACGGCAATGGCTGATTACGTCCCCAACAAATTACGCTGCGCGAAGTGCAATTTCGAGCTTGAGCGCCTGACGATGAATGCGAACACGGGCGCGGTCGGCATCGGCACGAACGAGCCAGAACGCTGCCCGAACGGCTGCGGGCCGCTGTGGCGCGTCACCTGGGAGCAGGAGGCGAAGAGCTACGCCAAGGCCATGAATGAGTGGGCCGACCGCGCCATTGCAGCCGAGAAGAAGCTTGCCGCCAGCAATGTTGTCGTGACGTTCGGCCCGACTCCGCCGAAAGGCCCGTGCACCGTATGCACGAAGCCGTACTCCGAGCACGGCACCTACCCGACTTGCGCGACGCATCCCTACACGAACGACGGCACCTGCCAATACGTGATCGGCGCGCGTTGCATCGGCGCGGAATGCGTCAACGGCTGCGTTCGTGGCTCAGCAGGTACTCGTGTCGTGCCAGTTACCTCACCGACTGCTGATCCCCAACGTAACAACACGGAGAACTGACCATGAAGATGGATCGGAACATCAACGCGGACGGCACGGGCAAATACGCCGTCATCAACATGCGCAAGCTGGAACAGTACGCCAGCGGCGAGACGTTCGAGCGATGGACGCCCGACATCGAAAACGCGATCAAGACGCTCGACGCGGCTGGCGTTATCGAATGGGGAGCGGTCGGAACCGAAGACGAGTTCTTCCTCATCAAGCTCAAGGACCGGCATTCGCTGCCCGCACTCCGCGCTTACGCCGACAGCGTCCTCAACAGCGATCCCGAGTTCTCCACCGAAGTCGCGGACATGGTGATGCGCAGCGGTCGCTTTAGCCAATGGTGCAAGGAGCCGGACTGATGAGACACGTTGATGGCGTGCCATCCGTCTTACTGGATGCTGATCCCCAACGTAACGCGAAACAGGAGAACGAAAAGTGATGACTGAAATTTCACCAGGCAGCGAGGTCGTCACTGCCGTGCTCACTTCCCACCTTGAAACCGGCGAGGACTTCGAGGGCGCCATTCTGATCGGCTACTACCCGCAGAACAACGCCGAGGTTTGGATCGAGGCGCATGGCACGCGCACGAACATCCAGTGCGCCGACGTTGACGCATTTTGCAAGCAACTCAAGCGGGCGAAGCGCATCGCCGTGGAGCAGGAATCGTGTGAGCCGCATTGATGGCGTGCCGGAACGTGTGACGAGCACCGACAGCAACGGTAACGGAGGCAAAGCATGAGCACAGCGCACATTACTCGGCTTGTGACTTTTGCACAGAGCTGTCAACCGAAGGAATACGGCGGCAGCGACATGATGCGCGCCGACTTGGAGGCGCTAATCAGCACGGCTGCTGGGGTGGCTCGGATTGTCGCCGTGCCGCAAGGGTGGCAACTTGTGCCGCAACAGTGGACCTCGCAAATGGCTCACGCGGGCTTCATGGTCCATCGGCACAAAGACATCGCCTGTCAAGAGTGCGGTGACATCTATCGAGCCATGCTCGCCGCTGCGCCGGAGCCGCCTGCGATCAATGCAGCGGAAGACGATGAGCGCGAGCGTGCTGCATTCAAGGCGAATTTGCTGGCTGATGGGTGCGGTTGGACGGAGCGGAAGCTCGCTCGGGATGCGAACGGAACTTGGTGCAACGCCAATGTGGGCCTGATATGGCTCGGCTGGAAGAAGCGCGCACACGCTGTTGGCGTGGATTCACTTGACGGAGCGAAGCATGGATGAACTGAAACCCTGCCCCTTCTGCGGGCAACCGCCGACCATCGAAGACACCGACGAGGCTACGCACATCTTCTGCGAAACGGACGATTGCTTGGGGCCGAGCATCACGATGCACGCCCATGTTCACGCGGTGGCGATGTGGAACCGCAGAGCCACCGCTGGCGTGCAGGAGAACGGCAATGGCTAAGCCTCCGCGCAATCCCTTCAAGCCGCACGGCCGCAATTTCCCCGGTGCGCAACTGCCGCCAAAACCACAGCCGAAGAAAGACGCCTCTGGCGTGCCATCCGTCTTACTGGATGCGCGCAAAACGTCTGATGGGAAGGAGTAACGCGATGCACTTTGGACCCGAAGACGATGCGGGCGCGAACCCCGCAAACCTCGCACGAATCGGAGACACCATCGAGTGCGATGTGCGTGAACCTACGCCGCACACCATCAGACTCAAGTTGGAGACATGGGCGGCAACCTATTACGCAAACGAACTGCTTGCGATCCCGAGCAGCGGCTGGCGACTCTCCGCTGGCGTGCAATCGGCTCCCGACAACCGCACAGCCGCAGAGATTCACGGCTGCGACGTGATGCAGTTCAGCAACCAGCAATGCGTGCATGGCACCTACGGCTGCACAGCCGCTCATGGCGTGCCTTCGGTTGAAGCGCCGAGCTGGAAGCATCAGGCGCAGGTTGCGCTCGCCGTGCTCTGCGTTGTCGCCCCGACCATCACGGACAAGAACCTCAAGGCCGACGCGCAGATTGCCATCGACGGCCTGCGGGACGCCCTTGGCGTGGACCCGGCTGCCGGACTCTCCGGCGAAGCGTGGTCCGCCGTCACGAAGCGATGCTTCGACACGGGAGGCAACTCGGCCTGTGCTGACGTTTCGCCGTCGCGCTGCACACTTTGCCCGAACCGCACCAATGGCGTGAGGGCGATCCCGCAGCCGCGCCACGATGACGGCTCCCCTGCTCCAGAGGACACCATCGCCAAGTGCAAGCGCATCTTGGCTGCTGTGGACTCCTACCACGACAACCCGACGCAGGCCACGCGGAGCGATCTGCGTCATGCCATCTACGACGAGCTGGAGCGAGCCGCCTCTGGCGTGGAAGGAACGAAGCGATGAGCAGCAATCCGAACCCTTGCACATGCTCCGCACACGCCGACGAGTGCGTGGACGGCGTGGCGATCTACTACCCATTTCAAGACGGCGGAAGCTGTGTGACAGGCCCTTGCAACAAGCCGCCTGAGCGCCTGCGGCGCGGCCTCGAAAGCATGGACCCCTTTCGCGCCCGCGAACTCGCTGCCTCAGCAGGTACTCGTGGCGTGCCGGGTGCGGGCAAAACGGTTGACGGAGGGATGTAACGTGAAACGGAAATTCGATCCGTGGCTGGCGTTCGCCGTGGTGCTCTACGCCGCCAACATCGTGGGCTGGTTCGGCTGGCTGCTTTGGAAAACTTGGAGTGCGTGATGCTTGACCACGAACACATCATCCAGTGGTTCAACGCTGTGCAGGACTTGAACCCGGCATACCTCACCGCTGAGGACGGCCTGCTGGCGATCAAGCTGATGAAGCAGCTCGGCCAGCGCGTGCCGGACAGCGTGTGGAAGCTGGCCTACCCGGACGGCGTTCCGACTGCGGTGCACACCGGCTGGGAAGTGCACAAGAACGGCTCGATCAGCCGCCGCTACGAGGTCGAGCTGCGCGATCCACCGAAGGAAGGTGAATCTCCCGGCGCGCCGACCGTGACGAAAGCGTACTCGATTGCCGACCAAGTAATGTTCGAGCAACTCATCGCGCACGCAATTGGCGGTCGCGAGGGCTGCTACTGCTTCCCGAACGCGGACGACTCCGACTACGACGTTGTGCAGGAAGCGTTCACATGGCTGAGTCCTCGGGGCTTCGTGATGATGGATCGCGATGAGCACGGTGACTTCATTCGCGTGATCCGCGAGCCCGGCTCAGCAGGTACTCGTGGCGTGGATTCACCTCGCCCGATGGATCAAGTGCCCTGCGAGCCGCACCCCTTGGAGCATCGGCCAAACGTTCCTGGCGTGCATCCGTCTCACCGACTGCTGATCCCCAACGTAACGGAGACACGAAATGAATGCACTCACGAAGGCGGCGCAGGACGTTCTCGCCGAGCGACAGCGACAGATCGAGGCTGAGGGATGGCATGCCGATCACGACGACGAGCACGCAAACGGTGAAATGGCAATGGCCGCTGCGTGCTATGCGGCGCACTCGTCCGTGTGGCAGGCAATTGAGCACACGACCGTGCGCAACAAGCCCGGCTTGGCTCAACGCCTCGTTTCAGCGCAAGAGTTCGTGCATCGGATGTGGCCGTGGGGCAAGGCATGGTGGAAGCCGAAAGACGACCGCCGCAACCTCGTGCGCGCGGGCGCATTGATCCTCGCGGAGATTGAACGCCTCGACCGCGCGACGGGTGCCGCTGGCGTGCCCTCGCATGTCGAAACGTCTTCCGAACCTCAAGCGAAGGAGTAACCGATGCCTGACACCACAATCTTTGCCTACACGGAATCCGTGAACGATTACCCGGCCTACATCAACCTCAAGCGGACGGAGGGCGGCAAGTGCCTCCTGACCGTGCGAAGCCGTGGCAACGGCGGTCGCGATCAAGGCTGCATCGAAGTCTCGCCGGAAACGCTGGAGTCGCTGCAATGCGACCTGTGCGAGTGGCTCTACCGCGATGACGTTGCGAAGCTCACGAACGCATCAGAGGCCGAGGTGGACGCCGAACTACGCCGCCTCGGCATCGACCCGGAGGACGCAGCCAGGCGCGGCAAGCAGGCAGTCGAGGGCGCCCTGCGCACGGCGCGTGAAATGGCCGAGCTTCGCTGGATCGTCAACGCCTTCCTCGAATGGCAGGAAGGCAACCCTTGCCCCAAAGGGCTGATCGAGCGAGCGCGTGCAGCAGTCCCCAATGGCGTGGTTGGCCG